TAGTTCTTGGCGGCATTGTCCTGGGCTTTCAAATTTTAACCCTACACCACCTGCCAACACGAAAGATTCAATGTTCTTTCCAAAATCGTCAATGAGCAAACTAGAACTATTCGCAAATTTAGCCTTGGCCTTGCCGGTCTTAACAATGTAAATGTTCTTGTTTGGAACTTTGGTATTAGCCATAAGCCATTCAATCTTTCCATTTACGCCATCATTATAATTTACCTGTGACAAAATACAAAGGTCAATACCTTCTTCATCACAAAATTTTTCAAGCCACTTATAGAAGCGTTCACCTTCTTTAGTCCACTTCATATTAGCCCAAAAATCTATTCCAGCGGCATGTACTTTTTCCCAATCTACTTTGTAATGTTCAATGGCATCAATATCTGCGCAAGCACCACAGAAATCGCAAATGACACCGTCCATATCCAAGTATATTGTATCTATTTTGTTTGTTCGCATATTGTATTTATAATATACCGACTTCTTCCAAAGTCTTTATATTTAGCCATTCGTTTCTATTATTATTCAAATCATTAAAAGTAAGTTCACCCAAATTAAAATACTTTTTCTCATTTATAGTTGATTTTACATTAGTGTCAATTACACCAACATCTGCTTCGTCTTCAGGTAAAACATAACATTCATAATCACTTGTATAACGATATTTCACAAATCCTTTCCAACAGTCACCATTCCAAATACCAGTACCGTCATATTCTTCATAATCATAACCATTTTCAAATTTAGCAGGATTTATATCGTGGCAAATAATTACTCCGCCTTGATTTAAATGTTTTAAAGAATTTTGAATATCTTTATAAACTTGGTGACCTTCGTGTAAACCATCTACGAAAATAATATCAAATTTTTTATTACAAATTCTAAAAAATTCGTCAGATGTCAAAACAAAATCCGCATAAGCAATTATATCCGGGTCAATACATATCTTTTCAGGAGCTTGAATTTTGTTAAAATTGTCAGCTCTATTTCTAGTACCGATTTCAAGATATGATTTTAAATTGTATTTTTTAATGTAATGATTTATAATTTCACTATGATGCATACTATTCAAATATAGAAAAAGTCCCCATTTATATAGGGGACCTTTCAAAAATTTAATTTACACAGAACTTACTTATTAGGGCAAGCGTTGTGAACCTTGTTGTCAATGAACAAACCAATTTGAGAAAGCAAATCAGACAAGGTCTTATTGTACTTTTCAGCAACACCGGTTCTAATTTCCTGACAATACTTAATGTAATCATCTTCGGATTTGAAGTCTGTTGGCTGAACAAGCTGCTTTGTAGCATATTCAAAAATACCATCACCGATTTCGTCACCGAGCTTACGCAAACCAAGCTTCAAAGAAGTTCCACTTACATAAGATGAAACAATTCCACTCTTACCTTGTGAAGCAGCTTGTTGTGGCTGTTGCTGTGGCTTTGGAGCATCAACATCCAAACCATCCATTGTAACACCTTCTTCGTTCAATTTGTTGTGGTAATAATTCTTAAAATCCATATAATCTCCTAAATTTTATTTTATTTATATTTAAAAGTTTTCGTCATCTTCGTGAGCCAATGTTCTACAAACATCTTCCAAGTCTTCGCTCACTGAAAACTTTGAACCGTGGGTGCCTACAATGTATTTCCACAATTTGCGATACTTGTCATCTTCATCCAAATTTTTATAATAGTCAGTATTTCTCAATGCTTTCAAAGCTCTATCGTTCTTTATTTGAGCCATTAAATCATTTTCTTCAGCTTCTCTAAGGAAATTTCTAAAGTCTGTCTTCAATTCAGTTTCTTCAAACAAACTATCCATAGCCTTATTGAACTTGCTTTCGTCATAGTTCAATGTCAAGTCAAGAATTTCACCATATTTAGCTTCGCAAGCATCTTCTGTCAAAGACAATTTGTCAGCGACAAAAGTCAATAAATCAGCATAGTTTTCTTCTATATCAGTCTTCTCTTTGAGTAATGCGACCTTTGTTAAATAACTATCTATCGCACCCTCAAGTGAATCTCTGGTGATAGCAGGAACTTCATACTGATTATACGATTCTTTATAAATTTCTTTTTTAGCTTTCTTGTAATCAAGCAACATATCCTTAACCATTCTAGCTACTGTAGCAACATTAGCTGTTGGTTTAGCCTTCAAAGAAGTATGTTTCATTAAGGAATTAAATTTTCCGTGCTTCTTTGCTTCACCACCTAGTTTAACGGACAAGTTACCATCACCCAAAGCTTTGATAGAACCAATTTTTGCTTTACCAATAATAGAACGGTCTACTATATCATAAGTTCCTTCATTGAACTTCTCAATACCAAAACCGGAATTGGTAAAGATTTTCAAAATTTTTTCAATAAATTGTGATTGTCTATTTTCCATAATTCAAAAACTCCATTTTATAGTATTTATATAGATTCGTTATTTTCTGTTGAAACTTGAGAAACCCAAGGAGCATCTTTAATAACTGTTCCATTTAGTTCAGCATCTTTTGTTCCAAAGAATAGATTATCACTAAAGTCGCCAAAGCCTTTTAGGTTTTGGTATTCTAAAACAAATGTTCCACCAAAAACTCCTTCGTCTTTTACAGTTCCGTCAGGATTCAATGTTCCTGGTTTAACTACATAATTTGGGTCATAGTAAATCTGATAGATTTTATCCCCAGATACACTGGGTTCTATCTTTCCATTTATTCCATTTCCACTATTTGCCGTTACTTGCCAGTACTTGGTGTAAGGACCAATTTTACCAAGTGGGTTCGTGGTGTAGTCATACCAACTTACTGCTGCGTGCTGAGCAGAAGACGTCAAATCCTGGTTTATCGCAGACCAAGTAGCACTTGATGGGTCATTTTGTATAGTTTTTGTTAATAAAAGTTTACTTCCTGTCGGATAATTAGTTATATCTGGTAATTCTTCATACTTATATTCGTAGAACCAACCGCTAGTTGAAGAAACTGGAGCAGGTTGTTCTGTAAATGGGAGCATAGCGGAAACTCTGCCGATTTTTGTACCGAACTGATAGTCAAAATCGTGGCGAGAAACGAAACTGCCATCATAGTTACCAGCCATTCTTTCTTTCCAGTAATCTTTATCACCATTTACACCGAGCTTGGTAATAATTTCGTCAATTATATAAGTTTCTCTAATTGGTTTATATAACCACGCTTCTACACTGAATGAAAAAGATACAGTAATTTCTCGTTTATCTTCTTCACCGAAATCTTGTGTCATTTCTATATTAGAACTTTCACATTTCATTTTAATAGAACGACGTTTGTTAATAAACCAAAACTCCTTCAAATCAAAATATGCTTCAGGAGCGAAACGAACTAAAATTTGTTCCAATATCTGATTAGCATCAGATATATGTTCTGTTTTGGCTTCCATAGTAATTGTTAAATTATATGGAACTGGGTGAACATCGGCCCAAAACTTATTAGCCATTAAATAGTCAATACCATTTACTTCAAAGTATTTGTTATAGAAGCCTCTTGACTCACCCGCACCTGAGTATCTGTCAGACGCAAAGGCTATATTCTCAATTCGGTAAGTCATATTAGGTAATTGGATGTAATACTTATTACCACTTTCCTGTTCCACTCTAAAATCGTGGGACTTCATTCTAGGTCCATATTTCAAAGGAACCTGGATTTGCTTAATGGGTTCGCCTTTTTCGTCATAACGAATCACATAAAGGTCATTAAAGAAATTACCGAAACCTACAATAATAGAACGTATTGTATCGGCGAAGAAATAATTAGCAGGATAACCACCACGTGGATGACCATCAATCCAACCTTTCTTGTACTGATGGGTTGATGGGTCATAAACGGGGTCACTTCTTCTAGCTGATGTATTTTGCGTCCAATTACTCATATTATATTTATTATTTTGAGTGTATATTCATATAATTTACAATTCTATTTACTTTGTTCATATCTATATCAAAATTATATTTCTTTGTCATATAATTTACCAAGTTCATAAAGATTTTTGATTTATCGTCACCAATCTGTTTGTATAAAGCAGTATCATTATCAGCACATTCAAAACACATATCTAAAGGTAAATATAATGACATATCAGTTGTTATCTTTATTTTGTTTTTGAGTAAAAATAAATTTAACCAGCATTCATCACATCTTGGTGAATACTCTAATCTATCATTTAAATACTTTATATTGTATGCTTCCAGTGGAAATGTTTTAGGTGGAATTACACATTGACCGCAAAAACCCAAATCTACATTTTCGTATTTTTGTTCTACTCTTGGAATATACAAATTCGTTATATACTTACAATTTACAGACTGTTCTATCAAATCATTAGAGTATTTTCTATCTTCGTCCAATGAAATTACAACATCTTCAAAATGTTTAGGATAAACTCTCCATCTTTTATGGCAGTATTCATTCTTTTCAATCCATTTCAAAATAATGTCATATTTCTGTATAGCAACTAGTAATTCAAGTGGCAAAATATGATCTGGAAATTCTTCGGTAGCAAGCCACAAATAAAATAAATCAGGTTTCTTTGTTTGTGTAGCAAAGAAATAATCCAAAAAGATGGGCATTTGATTTATTCGTTTAGTCCAACAAGTCATTGTTACTACAGTCTTCATCATCTACCTCAATAATATAAAATTTGTTTAAAATATAATCATTGTTGAAATGTTCAAGCTCCCACTTCAAATCAAAACATTCATCTCGGATTAAGTTCTTTCTTCTTTCTTCCAATTGGTAATACTCACTTGTTTTTATTTTTGTATTGCCAATTCTTAATATAGCTTTATTCATTCGTTCAGTTATTTCTTTATAAAGACTTTGATAGTTTTTATTTTTGTTAATGAAATAAGACTCGGGAAAAAGATTTATTTTATATTTTCTTTTTCCTGTATGTTCATATAATTTTTGTATCTCAAAACCTTGTAATGTTTTAATCATTATGTCATTACCACATTTATTTAACTCAAATTTACATAGAAAGTATCATTACCATAATCATTATATTTAGACTGTTGCATTTTAATTATTTCAACAATCTGATTTATAGTGCCTTTGTTTTTAATTATATAACCACTATCTCCTTCACCGTGCAAATTTGTTCTAGCAAAAGAATAAGTTATTCTCTTGAATCCTAAATCTTTGGCAAATGGGGTAAATTCCAAAATGTCTTTATAATTGTATGAACTTATTGTAAATGTTGTAGTCAGCATACAATTAGGACTAATCATATTATGTAAGTTCTTAATGTTTTTTAATAAAGTATTCCACAAAGTCTGTGAACGAACCTTTTTATATGTTTCTTCACAAGCGGCATCAAGACTAATTTTGATTTCTTTAATCAAATCAACATTTTTAGGATTTATCTTTTCCCAGTTAGTCTTATTACACATTGTTCCATTTGTATATAAAATAATTTCTTCAAGTTTACTATTACTGAAATCTCTTTTTAAGAAATTTGTATATGCTTTTGATAAAAAGAATTCGCCATCGCATCCAATAGAAAGACTTCTAATGTTCTTTACATATTCGTACAATATGTTTAAATCTTCTTCTGATACATCTGGCAAATGATAATCATTTGTTCTACAAGTAGGACATCTCAAATTACAAACACTATCCAAAGATAAGTTAATCCCATAAGGATACTTTTTAACTTCTTCATTTAGTTCATTATTTTTATGACTCTGATAAAGTAATTTGCCATAATAACCATACTGCATTAAAACGAAATGTGCTGGTGGGAATTTAGCTTTGTTTTCAATATGTTGTTTGTATAAATGACAGTCTTTACACAATGAAAAATCTTTATGAACTAAATTGTTGTTTAAAACTTTAACATTCTTTTCATAATTCGCTAAAGCTACATTTATATCATCTGTATAGGCTTTAAATTCTTCATTATCAAAAATTGGATAGCACTGACATGGATATGTTAGCCATTTATAACCAAATTTTGCGCTTTCGTCTTTACATCTGCAAATATGTAAATTTACTGGTACAGGACAACCTAATGATTGTGTATAATAAAATTCTCGTTCAGCATCACTATCAAAAATCGGAGCAGTTTCTTCACCGTTATATGGATTTTTAATTGAAATGTTTAATTCATTCATATAAATTCCTTATTTTTAGTTTACAAAAACAATGACCTTATCTTTTTAGATAAAGTCATTATGTATTTCACTTTTAAAGCAATTATAGTCTATTAGACCTTCAACATTCTATCACGATAGAAAGGTTTTAGTTTATCCAATTCACGAATTACAACATTTTCAATATGGGCGATGTCATTTTCCAAATCTTTAATGTGTGCTGTGAAATCGGTAATGTCTTGTTTGATTTTGTTCTGGTCTGTTTTCTGTAAACTAATAACCTTTTGGTCGCAAATGTATTTAGCAGCATCATTAGCAAAAGATTTACCCTTCAAACCAGGCATATTTTCCGCAATATACTTAACTGGGTCTTTTTCTTCAAGGCCCTTTACAACAACCTTTAGATTTTGTGAAGCAAGAAGTCTCCAATTCATTTTTTGTTTCTTGTCCTCGTAGATGTTCTTTTCTACTTCGCACATCTTTGTTTCAACTTCTTTTCTCCAGTCAATCCACTTGTTCATTAGTTCAATCATATTAGGAATTAGAACTTTTGTATCTACGTCCTTAGAAACATCCTTGGACTTTGTTCGTTCAATCGCATAGTAACGATATGATTCACTCTTAATCAAGTGCTTGTGGATTTTGCTTTCAAAATCTGCTTCACTCTTTAACATAACTTCCAACTTACAAGCTTCTGTCTTTGTTGAAGAGTCATTTACATACAAAACAGTTCCATCGTCAATCATTGAAATCATTTTGTTAATGAAGGAGTTTGGAGAGAAACCAGGACAATAACCGGTAATTGTCAAAAGTACATTCTTTTTATCACGAACAAGTGTATAATCACATTCATACTTGATTGTACCTTCACCTGTTTCGTACAAATGTTCAATTTCTTCAGGAGTAGAAAGAATTTTACCACCATACTTATAATCAGGACCTTTCAAGTATTTCATAATGTCCTTGATTTTAGTTTGTTTGCCTTTCTTAACTACAACCTTCATAGCTTCTACAATTTCTTTCAAATTGTGAGCTGGAATGTTACAATTCAAACCAACAGCAATGCCGGAACATTCGTTAATAAAAAAATTTGGCAAGCGTGTTGTCAATACAATAGGTTCTTTAAATTCACCTGTATAGTTTGGAATGTAATCTGCAACATCCATACATTCCAGCATTTTCATACCGATTTGAGAAATCTTTGCTTCTGTATATCTGTCAGCAGCAGGTCCGTCTGTCAATGAACCCCAGTTACCTTGTCCGGTGGATTACTGGGTATTCGCTTGTTGCCATTGTTACTAGAGAACCATAAGCAGAACCGTGTGGGTGATACTTACCCATACAATCACCTGTAATTCTTGCTGACTTAACGGTCTTATTATCCCAAGTTGCTTTCAATTCTTTGGCTGTCCACATTAGTCTTCTTTGTGCTGGTTTCAATCCATCACGATAGTCAGCCAATGCTCTATCTTCCAAAACATCCAAACCATAAACTTCCATATTCTTATGAAGCATCTGGTCGGTGCCTAAGGTTTTTCCATCTGTTTCGTTTTCAAAAAAATTGTCTATATTGCTTTGTTTTTTCATATTATCTCGCTTATATTACATTTGTTTGGAATGTATTTATAATCAAAAATCTTTACTCAACTTTTTCTCTTTGTCAGCTAGTTCTTCTTTCTTGTGTAACAAAATTGCTTTATCTATAATAGTTTTCTGTAAATCACACCAGTTTCTAAAATTTTCTAAACCTGAAAAACCTTTACAGTCATCTCTATCTACAAATTCCGATAATTCATTTGAAGTAAAACTTTCTTTTCCATTCGGAAATAAAGTATAAGAAATCGTATTATACTTTATCATATTACATCCATACAAAGGAATAAATGCGACCCTTGGACTTGGTCTTCGTTTGCAAGGATTGTTCAATACAAATGTTTTAAACTTTGGGTCTTTGTTTGAGTTATCAAAACCAAATTCCCTTAAAATATCTTCTAGCTGTGGCTGTAATTCATTCCAATTCATACCACAAATATAAAAAGAAATCCCACTTTGTGTGGGATTTTTTATTTTTTGAAACTGCTAGAAATCCTCCGACATAGATTTGAATTTTGTTACCTGTTTTGTTAGTGTTTCAGCCCTAATTGCTGCTTTAGCATTGTTCGCTAAAATTTCTTTGATTTTGGAAATAGTCAATCGTTCCTTCGTTAAATCGTAAACCTTGACACCATACTTATTTTCAAAATTTTTACAATTTTCAACCGTAACTTCTTCACTGAGAAGTGCGGAAAAATCATAGAGAGTAGCTTCGTATTTACTGTACATAAAAATTATTTTGTTCGCCAAGAAGCTATTTTCCGACCACTTGTAAGACCATACTCGGTTAATAATTTCGTCAGTAGAATAATCTACATTCGTTTTTTCATCAAAGAATGCAGCGTAAACTTTCATTTCGTTTACAATCGCTGCGAAATTATATACACTAGGGAAGTTCTTCATACTATTATATATCGTTAAATGTGTTCGTTCATTCCATCAACAATTTTTTCAATGG